GAGGCTGCTTTGACCGTTACCGTCGATTCCGATGATAACGTATTAGTTGGCTCAATCGGCTACCGTGGCTCTAAGCGTTATGTTCGCATGACTGCGGTTGGCACGACTGGCACGGACGCTGTTGTGGCCGTTCATGCCATTAAGCGCGAAGGCGCAAGCATGGGCACAGCGACAATCGACGCTGGCACGGCTGCCACCTGAATTTAGAAGCGGGGCTGGTTTTCTAGCCCCGTCACTAAGATCAGAAGTTGTTGATGCAAAGGCTTATCAAGCAATGACCAATATTGAGATGCTTCACACGCGACCTGTTTCCGTAGACGGATTAAACGTCGAAATATGGGCCAAAGGTTCGAGACATTCCGTGGCAGATGATTTGTTAAAATGTTTGATTTTGATGGGGGTGGTCGCATTGTATGAAGATAATGCAATACGTTCGGCACCTGAAAACAAAGCCCACCCAATGAAGCGCAAACAAAGGAACATGAAGCATGGCTAATCAAGATGTGAAGAAGCTGGCAGAAGCCGCTCTAGATGCAATTAAGCCGCGCTGGCGGGGGTTGGCCGTAAATATAAAGGATCGCCTTCTAGCGGACGTCTCGGCGGCTCTCACGGCGGTATCCGAGCCAGAAGCCGTGGAAGTGGACGAAGATAATGAGGTTTAACCGTAAATCAGCTTATGTCACCGCAAGCACTGACGCACCTGCAATCAGCATCGTTGATATGAAGTCGTTCCTGCGCGTTGACAACTCAGACGATGACGTTGTGATATCGGCCTATTTGGCGACAGCGACCGAGGCTATCAAGCAGCACTTGCGGGTTGCTCTCTTGACTGAGACATTCGTTCTCAAGGCAGACGGCTTTGCGTATGCGGACGCAGACGAGCGCCTCATTGCACTGGGCGCTGGCATCCACACAGGAAGCCGCCCTTACCTGCTCGGCGGCGGTGACACGCTGGACATCCCATTCCCGCCCTTGCAATCCGTCACAAGCGTTGTGACGTATGACCGCGGCAACAACGCCAGCACCTATGATGCGAGCAACTATCAGGTCGACCTGCAATCTGGCCGCATTTACCTAAACGAAGGTTCTGTCTGGCCGAGCGACCTGCGGGCGCAAGACGCAGTGCAGGTGACTTACGTTGCAGGCTATGGCAGCGGATCCATCCCAGCGCCAATCGTTGAGGCAATCCGCAAATACGTTGAGCAGATGTATGACGGGTGCGATGGCATGACAGATGAGGTCAAGCGCCTGCTTGCGCCTTATCGTCGGGGAGATGAGCTTGCATGGTAAAGTGCGCTTCCAAATATAACGCCCGCCAGCTTCGCGCTCGCGTCAAAATCCAGCGCAAAACGCAGGCCAGCGATGGCATGGGCGGCTGGAATGAGACTTGGAGCGCTGGGGATGACTTGTGGGCCATGTGGAAGCCTATGAGCGGCAACGAGCGCGTGCAGGCAATGCGCGTATCGCCAAGCCTCTCTGTCAAGGCCGTGATCCGCTTTCGTGGAAATGATGACGGCGCGCCATATTACAGCGCAGAGGATCGCGTGCAGTATCGAGGCCGCACTTACAATATCAAGGCCGTGATCGACGTTGACGGGATGCAGGATTGGCTGGAGCTTATGCTTGAGGAGGGCAAGCCCTCATGAGCAAGGTGAGCGTCAAGATTGAAGGCATGGACGAGCTTTTCGCTGATCTGAAGCGGCTCGGCGATGTAAGCAAAGAAGCCGTTGTGGAAACGATCAACGATCTGGCGATGGACACGCACGCAAACGCTGTTCAAGGCATTCAGCGCGGCCCTGCAAGCGGTCGGACGTATAAGCGGGGCAACGTCACGCACCGCGCATCTGCGGCGGGTGAATACCCTATGAGCGACACGGGGCGGCTGGCGTCAAATGTGGAGTTTACGGTTGCCAGTCTTGCCAAGCCCGAATCTGAGGTTGGCACAAATATCATTTACGGCGCATATCTTGAATTTGGCACATCAAAGATGGCGGCGCGCCCGTGGCTTATGCCGAGCTTTATCAAGGCAGCAAAGGGCATCGAGGCAGAATTGAAAGCAAAGTTTGAGGGCAAGACATGAGCTTTGAGACAGCAGCGCAAGAGATCGTCTTCACCGCCCTCAACGGCAACGTGAGCGCAGGCGTTTATGATGACGTTCCTTATCTGCCCGAAGGAATGCCGCGCGAGCGCTTCCCATATGTCGTGATCGGCGACGACATTGCAACCGCATGGGACACAGACGACACGCTTGGCAAAGAGGTGAGCCTTGGCATCCATATCTGGAGCCGAACGGCGGGCTTCAAAGAAACAAAGGCTATCATGGGGGAGGTATATGACATCCTCAATCGCGGCACGCTTTCCAAGGCGGGTTATAATGTGGTAGACTGCCTTTGTGAATTAACGGAAACACTGCGTGATCCAGATGGCGAGACCCGCCACGGAGTTATGCGGTTCAAACTGACTATCCAGAAGGAGACCTGACATGGCAGGCCATAGCGGAAGAGACTTAATCATCGACTGGGACAGCACGACACTTGTCGGCGTCCGCACACGAGGCATCAGCAACTCAAACGAGATGGTTGATGTGACAACTGACGACGACAACGGATGGCGCACGCTCTTGGCAACCCCAGGCGTTAAGTCTGTTGAAGTGACCGCAGGCGGCATTTCATCCGATGAGGTTCTTTTGGCTGAGTTTTACAACGCCTCAACAACTGGCGAGACGCTGGCAATCACACTTCCGACAACGCTTGCAACAGCGGGAAGCATCTCAGGCACATTCCATCTCGCATCTTTCGAGGTCACTGGTGAGCATGACGGCTCCGTTGAGTTTTCAGCAACATTCCAGTCAAGCGGCGCTGTGACTTACACCGCCTCTTCAGCGTGAGGTGATTGATGCGCAAACTTAAAGCCACACTTGGCGAGCATGACATCGAGCTGGCAATCACGTTTGGCGCGGCGGCGGAACTCCACGAAAAGGTTGGGGATCCGCTTGCCATCGCCCGCGAGGCTCAAGTCGAGGCCATGCTGACAAGCACAGGGCAGGTTTATCACCCGCGATGGCAATTCACCGTCAAGAACGTGCCTGTGATTATTCACGAGGGCATGAAGGCGGCGGGCAGCGACATGAAGCTGAAAGAGCTGCAAGAGATTATCTCTGAGGCTGGATTTATGGAGGCCAAGGCAATCGCGCTGGATTATATCGCCGCAATCGTTACGCCAAAGTCGCAAGAGATCAGCGGCGGAGATGCTGGCGATGGTGACGCCTCGGGGGAGTAACTTGGGCCGTCTTTGAGCGCAATGCGTATCAGGCGGCCCGCTCTTGGGGCATCCAGCCCAGCGAGTTTTGGGGTATGCCGATTGTAGACTGGTGGGCTGAGCTTGATGGCAAGGTTGTCGAGAGCAGAAAAATCCAAGAGGCCTCAAAGCGAGGCGCAGGCGGATCAGGATTTACAGAGGCCGAATGGGCCGAGGCCAGAGCCAAGCATAAGGCAAAGATGAATGACACAGCTCGCAGCTCTTAACGTAAAGATAACAGGCGACAGCTCTGATCTGCAATCCGACCTCACAAAAGCCGAGGCTGGCGTTAAAAAGGTTGGGGCAGCTGCAACGGTTGCCCAGACCAAAACAAAGGGCTTCACAGGCGGCTTAGGCAAGCTTGGCAACGTGTCTGGCGCAACACGCGCCAAAATCCAGAACACCTCATTCCAGCTTCAGGATATCGCGGTGCAGCTTCAGGGCGGCACTAAGGCCAGCACAGCGCTCGCGCAACAGCTTCCACAGCTTTTGGGCGGCTTTGGCGCGCTTGGGGCGGTCTTGGGTGTTGTGGCTGGTGTCGGCATTCCTGCGCTTGCGTTTGCTTTCTCATCTATGGGGGATCAGACAGAGAAAAACGAAGAAGCTCTTGATAATTTTACAGCATCTCTGAAGTCTGCAACCGACTTCATGCGAATTGCTCAAACTCCAATCAAAGACTTGCGTGAGGAGTTTGGCGAGTTTGCTGATGAAATCCAGCGTGCGTCAATCGTTGCATCACAGGCGGCTCTTTCTGAGGCGCTGTTGAGCTATTCTAACGCTTCATCTGGCGTTAAAGAGAACTTTGCCAGCATGACAGATGAGCTTGGCAGGTATCAACAAGCTGTTGAGGCGCTTGCTGTTGTTCAGCAGAGCCTCGGCGAGCGCACAATAAGAAATGCTTCAGCATTTGAGGAGGCTGAAGCCAGCGTTGAGGCTGCTCAAGCTTCGCTTAAGGCAACGGCGGCAACAATGGGGATGAGCGTTGATGAGGCGACACGCCTTAACGCCGCCCTCCAAGACTTGTCAGATGCTGATAGCATGGAAGAGATCGCCACAGCATCGGCCAAGGCGCTTGACCTGATCGGCAACATGTTCGGAACCGCTCAGAAAATGCCGCCAGAGGTTGCGAAGATTGTTCTTGAATTGGAAAGGGTTATGACCGCAGCGGCGGGGGGAGTGGCTCTCTCGGGGAACCTAAAAACAGAGCTTGAAGGCGCGCGAGATGCTGCTCGTGAGCTTGCCGATGAGATGGCATTTATCCAAAGTCTTAGCCCAGAGGTTCAGGCACGCATGGTCATGTCTGGTGTTGAGAGCGGCGCAATCCCGCCAGCTGCTCTTGCTGACCTGGCTCAGACGACCGCCGACAAGGAAATGCAGAAAATCCTTGAGCGCCGCCGCAAGCTGGCGAGGACGCCTGTAAAGGCAGGCGCTTCTGGCGGCACACAGGCTTCTGGCGGCACACAGCAAGCTGATCCACTTATCGGAGAGCTTGAGCGCCTTGAGAACTTCCTCATGACCTCAGAAGAGCTTGAGCTTGCATCATTTCAGCGCCAGCAAGAGACCTTGCAATCCGCCTTGGAGCAGAAGCTCCTGACAAAGCAGGAATATGACGCCTTAACGGAAGAAGCACAGTCCAAGCATAACAACGCAATGGAGGCGCTGGATCGCCAGAGGCAACAGGCTTCACTGCAAGGCTACGCGGGAATGTTTGGTGATTTGGCAAGCCTGATGCAGTCAAACAACAAGACGCTTTTCAGGATCGGCAAGGCATCCGCAATCGCTGAGGCGGTCATCAATGGCTACAGCGCGGCGGTTTCAGCTTGGGAAAAGGGCATGAAGATCGGAGGCCCGCCCGTTGCAGCCGCTTTCGCAGCTGGCTCTCTGGCAAAAACAGGCGCTCTCATCTCGTCAATTCAGGGCGCCAGCTCAAGTGG